TGGGGCAACCTGGCCGCCGGCCGCGAGTCTTAACGGAGCGATCAATGAAGAAGATGAAGGGCGCCGGTACCCGCCGCATGGTGCCGAAGATCACGAAGAAGAAGGCCACGGGCGGCCGCATGAGCAGTGCCGGCAATCACGCCGGAGTGAAGAAGGGTACCAGCAGCTTTTGCATGGGCAAGTAAATGTCGATTTCCACTCTCGCCGTTGCCTTCGACGCGCTGCAAGCCGATGTGGGGTTCTTCCTCGGCTACGGTCGCGGTGCGAAGTTCAAGCAACGGGCGTGGACGCAAAAGCAACTCGACAACATCGAACGATCGATCAAAGGCGGCATGCGGAAGTTCTACTACTGCGGCCATCGCTGGTCGTTCATGGTACCGGTCGCCGACTTGACTCTCTCGAGCGGCGAAAACACTGTCGAGCTTCCCGAAGATTTCGGCGGCATGGACCCGAAGATTGTCATTGCGACGCCGCAAGGCACGGCGTACACCTGCCTGGAAATCGGGTCGGTTACCACGATCTTGGAGCAAGAGGCTCGCTGGCCGAATACCACGGGCCGGCCGAAAGCCGTCGCCCTGGAAACGCTCAAAGGCACGTCGCAGTCCGGTGCGGAGAAATCGCAGCTGCACTTCTGGCCAACGGCTGACGCTGACTATGGGTTGAAAGTGCAGTATTACCTCCTCGCCGATTACCTCACCGGCACTAAACCGTACGCCTACGGCGGCCCTGAGCACGCGGAGACGTTGCTCGAAGCCTGTCTGTCGGTGGCTGAGAAAGTCATCGACAACACGGCGGAAGTCCATGCGGCGGAGTTCGCAGTGCAACTCAAAACGTCGATCGACCTCGACGCCAATCGCAAGCCGAAGAACCTGGGCTACAACCTGGACCGTTCCGATGCCGACGCGGCGGGCCGCGGCTGGATCGAACGGTACACGGATGCAAAGGTCACGTTTGAAGGTGTCCAATACTAAAGGAGTTCGAAAATGTCGGGACATCGCGTAGCTGCTGACGCCTTCAAAGGCCCCGAACAATCCGATCCGGGCAATGCTGGCAAGATCGCCTGCACTCGAAGCCTGGGTACCTTCCCGCTGGTTTCCATAGCCGCCGAAACTCGAACCGTGCTGGACCCGACGCGGGCCGGAGCGCTTCTGCTTCTGTACATGCGGACCGATGGCGGCGATATTACCGTCACGTTTTCGACCGCTTACACGGAAGCCGGCGAGACGACGTTCGTCTTTAGCGACCCCGGCCAGTTCATCCTGCTCTGCTCGGTGTACGACGGCACGAATTACTACTGGCGGAAGATCGCCGACTACGGCACGGGCAGCCTCTCTCTGGCTCAGTATGCGGCCCTGGCGAGCCTGTCGGCGACCGAACTCGGCACGCTCGACAATCAGAACATCACGACCGGGCCGGCCGCCGGCATCACTGGCGGGACGGGAACGGTTTGCAAAACGGCCGTCGAGAATTTCGGCGGCATCAAGAAGGTTCAGGTCCTTATCGACCTGACCGGGCTCGGCTCCTCGACGACTGACCTGGACATCATCGGCCAGGGTGCCTCGGCCGCTTACCTCTTCCAGGCGACGGCGGCTCAGTTCGGCACGATTCTCTACGGCCGTATGACCTGCCTCGAAGCTCCGCTGACCGGCGTTACAGACATCGACTTGTACTCCGCCACGGAAGCGACTGGCAAGTTCGACGACGGCATTGCGGCCCTGACTGAGACGGCCCTCGTCACAGCGGGCGGGGCCTGGACGATCGGCACGGTAAAGCACATTCAGGATTTGCCGGCCGCCGATCAGTACGTCTACCTGACATGCGGCGCCGCCGGGACAGTCGGGACGTACACGGCTGGCAAGTTCCTGCTTGAGTTCTTTGGGTACTAACCTTTTCAAGTTCCAGGTGTGGACATGTCCACACCTGGCCGGGTGAGGAGATTTCGAATGTCGAACAACATCGGGAAACACCTGAGCAAAGCGGCCGCCCTCGGCAGCCAGCGTCAGCCGGTAGTGATTCAGACGCCGATGCACGATGGGCAGATTTGCTCGATGATCGCGGCCATGATGCCGGTCGATATGCCGGCTGAGAAAGCCATCGAACGGGCCGTAGAGTTGCAAGCCTGGTCGATGGTCTACGGCAAGCAAAAGCTGGCTGAGGCGATCGCTCGGATTGCCCCGAAGAAGCAAGAGGAAAAGCCGGCTTTGGACGAATCAGTTGTTACGCCGGCTGAGGAAGTTCAGGAGACACCTGGCGGAATCTTGATCGCCGGTTCGAGCTAACCCGCCGAGAACGCTGCCCCAAATCCCTCACCCGGTACGGGCAGCACTCGGCGGGCCATTACCGGGCCGGCAGGATGGTCCTGCCGGCCCTTTCCGTAAGGAGCAAGCGATGACCGATACGATTCTGAAAGCGATGGCCGGCGAGCTAACTCTCTGGTGTGCGACCGACCTCGCCGATGCTACGTTCCCATCGCTGATTTCGACGACAACCGAGCCGACCGGCAACGGCGTCATCAACCTGACGACGGGCGAAGGTGTGACGGTTCCCAGCGGAGTCGGCATTCTGCCGATCGGCACCGGGGCCAACAATGCCGTCGTTACTGGCATGCGGGTTTACGGCTGGAAGAGGATTCGGCCCGTGCCAGGCTCAAGCCCCAAGCCCGCGCTGTGGATTCCCATTCTGCTGGTCGAAGTGGCGGCCGTCCTCGGGAACATCACCGGGGTTGACGGCACCCTGGTACCCTCGACGTACTTCTTCGCGGACACGATTACGATTGTCACCGGCAATGCGAACGTGTCGAACGAAATCCTTTCGCCGACTGGCGACGTGGGCGGTCATTTGCTCGTCGCCAGCAAGGGCTGTCGCAAGCTGCAATTGCAGGTGGACACTGGCGCCAACCTCACCGGCCTCAACGCGCTCTACTGGCCCTACTAGGAGGCGACATGTCGCCACTCATCCCCGGCCCGTTCGGCATGGGTCCGAATCCCCTCGGGGGCGGCCTGTCGCTCAAGAACCCGATTCCGTCGCTGGCCATCCCGGTACCGGACTTCTCGGCCGACGCGCTCAACCCGGCCATCAATGACCTGGTGAGCTTCACGGACCTCTCGACCGGATCGCCGACCAAATGGGATTGGGACTTTGGCGACGGGACGACATCGACGGCGGACCCTAACCCGACGCATCGGTATCAAGCGACCGGTGCCAAGACTGTGACCATGACGGCGACGAACGCCAGCGGCTCGAAATCGACGACGAAGGTCGGCTACATCGTGGTGAAATAGTGGCCAAGCGAACTCCACTCCCGATGGTCACCGATATGCCATTCCCCCTGGCAGGCATCGACCTGCAACAGGGGTTCGGCATTCAGCGTCCGGGTACCACCCGCGACGCTCTCAATGTTTACGGCTTCGAACCGGTCACCGATCGGGACCGCGGCGGCTCGCGGCCTGGGACGACTCACCTGGTCGCCGGCCGAATCCCCGCCGGCTCGACGCTGATTCAGGAATTGAACATCGTCGTCAACGGCTCGGCGGGATTCCTGCTCGACAACAAGGACCCTCCTGGCCCTGGCATCGAAGATCCTTCCACACCTGGCCCGTCCTCGCTCTGGCCGCCTGGCGTCCACCTGTGGGACCCGAATAGCGATGACCAGTCGGACCAACCGCAAGAGGGCCGCGTACCGCCCAAGAAGAAACGACGCAAGGGCGGCTCCGGCATCCAGCCTGGCAAAGTGCTGGCCCCTCCGCACGGTATCTGCGTCCTCGGCTTTTACTCTTGCATCGGGCAGCTGCACCTGACGGGCGGCACTCTCGACGGCACGAATCCGTCTTTCAGCGTTCACGGTTGCTACATGAACCCGACGCTGCTCGCGGCCCTCTCGACGTTGACAGGCATCGCGCTCGGATGGTGCGGGCCTCCCTCGACGGCTCAGGGCTTTAGGAATTGGAAGTGCCAGGTCCAGAAGTTTTACAACGACAATTCGACGCCGGGGCATCCGGCCTGGCTGTCGAGTACCTACACCGGGACGACGTTCGTCAGCCCTGGCGATTGGGTGTCGAATCCGAACATCGTTCCTCGGGCCTGCACCGGCCGCGAAATGAGTCCGCCAATCTTGATCACCTACGGCCAGCGTGGCTCGATCCTGATTGGCTGCATCAACGGCACGGGCGAGGACTCGCCCGAAAACACCTGTACCGGGGTCGGGTTCCCCGGCAACCCTGATACGACGACGTACACGTTCCCATGAGGCAAGGATGGCCGACCAGCAGACTATCGATCTGCACTTTCCGGCGGCTGGCCTCGACCAGTCATCCGCCTTTTGGAAGCAATCGCCCCGTCCCGTCTCGACGGACCAGAGCGTCTATGCCCGCACAACCCGCGACGCCGTCAACGTGCGGGTATTCGACGCTGAAGCGCATCGAGCGCGGGGCGGCAGTCGGCCGGCCCTGACGAAGTGGCTCAGTACCCCTGTCGTTCGCAATTGGATCATTCAGGAACTGGCCCTCATCGTGACCAAGGGGGATGCCGTGCAATTCTCGAACTCTGGCCGCGTGGTAACTCTCGTCGGCTGCGGCAAGGGCGACCCCTACCGATTGCGGGCCGGAGACACGGCTTGGGTTCAGCCGACGAACAACACCGGCAATACCCCGCCGCTCAACTTCGACGGCATCATTCGATCGGCGCCCAATGTTCAGCGGCTCTGGTTCGCGGACGGCATCAATTGGGTTTACTATGACCCGGTCACCGACACGGTTGAGAGTTGGGTGGCTAACTCTGGCACCCTCCCTCAAGACAGCGGAAACAATGCACCCCGCCTAATTGAAACCTGGCGGGGTCGCACTGTTCTGGCAGGATGGCTTCTCGACCCGTACGGCTGGTTCATGACGGCGGTCAATGACCCGCAAAACATGGACACCAACCCGACGCCGTTCGTCTCGACGCAAGCCATTGCCGGCGAGAACTCCCCGCAAGGCTTGATCGGCGACGTGGTAACTTCGCTGTGCGCTTACAACGATGACCGGCTCATCTTCTTCGGCGATCACAGCATCTACATCATGACCGGCGACCCATGCTCCGGCGGCAAGCTGGATCTCGTCACTGACACGATCGGCGGAGTGTGGGGCAAGTGCTGGTGTCGGGACCCCTACGGAAACGTGTATTTCGTCTCGAACAAGATGGGCATTTACGTTTTCAATCCGAGCCAGGCGGAGCCGCAGCGGATCTCCCAACCGATCGAACAATTGATCACGGACACGAATACCGGCGAAGTCGGCATTCGCCTGATTTGGGACGATCAGTTTCAGGGCATGCACCTGTTTAAGACGACGCTGGCCGAACCGACTCAGGCCGACGAACACCTGTTCTTTGAGTGGCGGACAAATTCCTGGTGGCGGCAGAAGTTCCGCAATAAGTACCACAACCCGCTTTGCTGCGTCATCTTCGACGGCAACCTGCCGACCGATCGGGTCGCCCTGTTCGGCTCCTGGGACGGCTACGTTCGAAGCTTCAACAGGAATGCGACCAAGGATGATGGCAATATCCCGATCGACAGCAAGGTTCTCTTCGGGCCGTTCAACACGGCCGAACTGGACGAAATGCTGTTGAAAACCCTGCAAGCCGTCCTCTCGGAAACCAGCGAGGAAGTCACCTACAAGATCTTCGTTGGCTCGACGGCCGAAGAGGCGACCAGCAATGACCCGGTTGACGAGGGGACCTGGTCAGCGGGCCGCAACCCGACCAGTCCCATTGACGCCTCGGGCTATTCGATCTATGTCGAATTGTCCTCGACCAACGCTTGGCAGCTTGAGCAGATTCGAATGATCATCCAGACCAGCGGCCGCGTCCGCGGGAGGAATTACTAATGCCAGGGTCTTTCTCCTCTTCGAGTTCCCGTCCCGTCGCCCTGCCGGGCGCGATGGACATGTACAACCAATTGCTGGACCTGAACCAGCAAAACTACTCGAACATTCTCGGGGCTTACAACAACGGGATTACCAACTCGCAGAATCAGACGAACCAGATTGCCGGCGGGTTTACCGACCTCGAACACCAGATAGAGAACACCCTCGGCATGGGGGCGGCCCTCGGCAAGAACGGCAATTGGGGCGTCGCCGGCCCGGCGGCCGACGCGATCGAACGGACCTTTGCGAAGGCTCGGGGCGACACCGACCAGGGCCTAATCAATGCCGGCCTCGGCTCGACGACTCTCCGGGGCAACCTGCAAAACCAGAATGCTCTGGCGGCCGGCCAGGCTTACGGCTCGCTCGGGGCTCAGTTGGCGCAAACGCTCGCAGGGTACCAGGCGAACCTGGGCACTCAGGGCCTACAGACGCGGATGGCGGGCCTGCAACAGCAGAACCAGCTTTTCGGCCAGATGGGCAACACCCTCGGCGGGTACCGGTTCGCCAACACGTTCGGCAACCTGTACGGCCAGCAATCCAATTCCACCAGCGGCTCGGGTGGCGGCGGCGGGGGCGGCAGTGGCGGCGGCGGGAGTGGGTCCGGCTCGATCCTCGGCGGCATCGGCGGGACGCCGGCCTGGGACGTTGGGCACGGGCCTGGCCTCGGGTACGCCGGGGCGACGAATCAGAACAATTGGGACCCGTTTGCGGCCGGCGGATCGGGCGGCGGCATGTTCAACACCGGCGGCGGCGGGACGGACAACTTCGATTTCGAGCGATCGATGATGACCGGCTATGAGGGCGGGTCGGCTTACAACGGTGTGGGCCAGTTCGACTGGAACAATCCGGCGATGGCTAATGCGATGTGGGACCTGGCAGGGTGACCGATGGCGATTCCGAC